GGCGCTAAGTTTAGCTTAGAGTCACGATTCAAGAATGGCCTAGTGTCTGTAGAAGGTATACCGTTCGTTAGCAACATAATAAAGAACGCTTTAAATGGTGACAAAGTAGATGTTAAAGCACTACTTAAGATATCTAAAGAGTATGGTCTCCCTCAAGAGTACATACATGCCTTTGAAGCAGGTAGGTTGCCAAAAGAACAACTTAGAGAATTACTACTAAGCCAGAGGATAGCAAACAAGACAGATTACGCTGTTATTGAATTTACTGGTAAAACAGAAGGTGATGAGTCATTACGTGATGAGTTAGTAGAAATAGAAACTAGAGGTGAAATGGCTGATGGCTTTCTATCGACAGAGGATGCAGCTAGAGCTAATGAGATAGATGACATTCTTGCGTCTAGCCCAAAACAAACATTCAAGCCTGACCATAAGACTTTTAACTTATACTCCTCTCCAGTTGCAGGTGGCTTTGCTACATATGCCGCTTTTAAAGCGGGTTACTCTGAAGAAGACATTAGAGCTAAGTATGCTGAGAGCGGTCAAGACCAGGAAGAGATTGATGAAGTCATCGCTTTATCTTCTAGAATAAAAGAAGCTACAGATGCAGGACACTCTGAAGAAGATATAAGAACGGAATTGATGTCTCAACAGTTAGCTCACAAGAAGACAGAAATTACTCCAGTACCTATGAATAAAGAGAAGTCTTGGTGGTTAAAGACTGTAGATGTTATTAGTGAGGTTGGTAAGCACTACGAACGAGCTGAAGAGAATATGCAGCTCATTACTGATATAACTCAAGCAGCAATACTTACTGCTGCAGGTATAAACTTAGAACAAGCTACAACTGTGCGCACTGCTCAACAGAAACGTAAAGATGCTTATAAAGCTATAGTTGGTCTTGACCCCGAAATGACAACAAGAGAATTCGCAGCTAACATAGAACTAGTTACTCCAGTAATGACTTCCTTGATTACTAGAATGTCGGCCACTGCAGGTAATTCTGATGCTCAAGCAACGGTCACAGAGTTCCAAGGCAAAGCTGATGAGATGAGAATAAAGTTAGCTAAAGATATGGGAATAGAATTAGTTAGAACAGACACCGACCCATCAAGATTTGACTACTTAGCTGGTCCAGGTAAATGGCAAGCTAGAGCTAAAGATGGAACTTTAGTTGATGTAGGTCCAGGTTTCTGGGCATCTATAGACTCAGAGAAGTTTGAGTTAGTAGGTGATATAGGTGGCGCTCTTACTGGTGGTTGGTTAGCAGGTAAGAAAGCGCCTGGTAACATGCTAGTTAAGGTACTAGCAGTTGGAGCAGGTATGGCAGTAGGCGCTACCCTAGGTTCTCAGTTAGACTATATGGACGCGTCCTTTGAGTTAGGTACAGACTTAGATGCTGCAGTTGCTTTCAATAGAGCTCATACAGCTGCTGAAGCTTCTATACTAGGTGAGTTAGTTGGTCTTGGTGTTATGAAGATGACAAAGCCTATGTGGAATGCTGCATCTGATTTTATAGCTAAACTAAAGAATAGAGATACCTTAGGCGCTAGAGAAGCTATAAGAGAGACGTTCTTAAAAACTGACGATGAACTTGATGAGATTGTTGAGCAAGGGCTAAGACTAATAGAACTACCTGAAAATCAAAGTGACAAGGCAGTCGCTGCATTTGCTATGACAGAGCCAGGTGGCGAAGAACTTGTTAAGTCTATAAGCAGGATTAGCTCTACAGCAAGTAGACGTGTAGCAGACAGCGTTAATCTTAGAGCTAAACAAGTTAAACAAGCTGCTATAGACCTAGCTGGTAAAGACCCATCTATCTTAGTTAAGCAAGACCTTGACAATTACGTTGCTAGTGTCAAGAACCAGTTTAGCAATGTTAAAAGACTAGCACAAGATGCGCCTGGCTCTGCCCAGTATGACTTTGATATGGACAAACTTGCTATAGAACCTGTACTTAATGTAATGAAGGCTACTATAGCAGACCCTGTAGTACTAGAGCGATTTGCTAGAAGAGCAGATATAATTAAAGGTAGAGTTGATAGCCGCACATTTACTGACTTACTTGATTTAAGACAAATGGTGAACGGCTTTAGATTTGGCTCTGGGATGAAGAAGGCGGTAGACCATAAAGGCTTTAAGAAGCTAATGACAGCAATTGATGCTGAAATAGAATTGGGTGCTCAGACTGTATTTGAGAATCCAAAAGAGTGGCTAGACATGTTTGCTGAAGCTAGAGGTTCTTATGCTACAATGAAAGGTCTAGAGAAGAATTTACTTTTCAAGATGCTAAACAAGACAGGTGACCAGACTATATTAACTAAGAGCTTTGTTAAGTACATGAGCGCTAATGATAGCACTTGGTCTGATGTTATGAAGATGCTACCTGAAGCTGCTAGGGTCAAGGCTGAAGGTGCTACTATACAAGCGTTAGTTACTAAGCATACTGTAGGTGAGAATATGCAGGCTACGCATTTTGGTGCGCTATCTGAGCAACTAGACAAAATATCATTCACTACACCTGGAGCAAGACAGCTAAAAGTTGCTTTAGGTGAAGTAGCTAAAGTATTTAAGAATGACGTACCTCTTGGTAAGAACTCTGGCTTCATAAACTCACCTTCTATAAATCAAGGCTTGTCGGATAACCTAGCGACTAAAGCAAGATACTCGTTAATGTCTAAACTCTGGTCGCAGTCTCAACAGTTCTTCCCAGGTAAAGACGGCAGGCATGCAGCTATGTTGACTAAAGCAGCCAAGTTACTTGAACAACCACTTAACGTGAAAGCCCTTAACGACTTGATGGCTGAAGTTGGCTCGGCATCAACTCTAACTGAAGATGTATTGAAGCTACAGCGAGCAGCTGCGCTTGAAGCCTCTCAGAATACTAATTCACCTTTAGTTAAGTTGTATGGTAGCGGTAAGTTGTTATCTGGTAAAGGTGAAGGCAACCCTATTAAAGTTCAGCTTAGTAGAATAGCAACACATGATATTATAGCAGACATAATTGGAATAGAAGCAATACATAAGGGTGATGCTAAAGCAATTGCCCTAGCATTAAAACGAAGAGGCTATACTTACATGGCTTCAGGAACTGATAAGGTGAAAGCATTATGACAGTAAGAAACGTAAAGAAGCAATTACTTGGCATGCAAGACATATTGCAAGGTGTAGGTATCACTAGCCAAGATAGAAACAACCAAGCATATCCAATAGCTAGAGTTGATATACCTTATGCAGTGAATAGTGAAGCAGAGATGATAGCATTAGACACTGCGGCTTATACTAGAGCTAGAGTGTATACTACTACTACGCTATTTAAAGACTACATATTTGACTCTACAGCTGTTTCTGGCGTAGCATCTGATACAGGCACTGTTGAAGGCGTAGGTCACTGGGTTACAACAGTGTCTGCTCAGTCTAGTCAATCAGCGTTATGCTTTAACTCACTGGCTGATGCGCAAATTGGACTGCTTCCAAGTGGTGATACAGTAACATTAGCTATTGGAAACTTAATAACCCTCAAAGAGAGAACAGCAGGTAATCAAGGCGGTGCCACCTGGCTAGCTATAGCTATAGCTGATGCAACTGTAAATGGTACTGATGTTATAGGTGTTACAACTACATTCTCATTACAGCTAGTTCTAGAAGACGCTATGAACACAAAGCAGTTTGGTGCCACCCATGACGGTCTTGTTAATGACTCAGATTTCTTAGAGCGAGCTAAAGCCAGTGCTCAAGCTAATAAATTTATATTGTATATGTCGACTGGTTTTGCTATGATAGACGACTCTTACACATTTGAAATATCTGGCAATTTGCATATCATATTCTTAGCAGGCTCTTCTATAAGAATGATAGACAACGCTGTCTCTGTGTATCGTATGGTAAACATAACTGGTAGTAATAACATAGTTGAGAATCTAAGTCTAATAGGAGATAAGGTTGGACACTCTGGAGCAGCATCTGACACATGTGAAGGCTTAAGGATAAGCGGTAGTTGCATACTGATTAACCCAGATGTAACGTCTTGTTGGGGTGACAATGTCGTCATACCTTACGCTGGAGAAGTTAAGATAAGTAACCTTAAGTCTTACTTTTGTGGAGGAGACGCACTAGTTGTTCAAGACGTCGAAGATGTACTTAGCTTATCTGGCACTACTTACCTTGAGCTATCTGATAAACATGGACTGTCAATTGAACCCAGAAATAATATTGAAGGGCTTAATAATTTAGCTATAGAAAGCTTAGTAACCAAGGATTGCGGTGAATCAGGTGTCAGACTAGACTTTAGTGCTTGGCAAGGAGCTGGTTCATCTTACACGACTGCCATCTACATAGGTCAGCACAAAGATTACGGCTCTAAGACAAGCTTTAATGTGGCTCCTTTGCTTTTAAGTGCTACAGAGAACATGTTAGGTACAGTATACGTAGGTTCTGCAGTGTACGAACAATCAGGCTACCAAGGCTTGTACATAGATAATTACTCGGCAGTTAACTCACCTGAGATACACTTTGGTTCTCTCAATATTATCAACGCTAACAGACTAGACTCTACTAATGAATTAGAACAGACAGCTATAGGTATGAATTGTAGTGTTCTTAGTACTGCAGTAGGTAACCTTAGAGTAGACCATCTTAGAGTAGTTGATAACAGAGGCACTCAGCGATGTCGTACTGTCTTATATGCAGATGATGTTACCTTCCCTAATGTTGGTTTTAAACAAGTAGACATTACACTAGACTACTTCTCTCTTACAGACACACTACCTGTTGAGATAGATTCTAATGTGGAAGGTATAACTATTAGAGACCCCTACAAACTACTAGACGGCTCTGGCTTTGCTAATTTGTTTAGTGGAGAGTCCATAGTGTCATTTGTTAGCAGTGGAGCGTCAGCATTAGCTATAAGCACATCTGGTGCTAACCATTTCAATGGTAACTTAGATGTAGAGTTCACTGTTGATGATGCTGCAGGGTCTATCAGGATAACTCCTGGAGTAGCAGAAACGTTATTGCCGTTGTCTACAGTAGCTGGTAAGTACATTGAGTCTACAGTAGAAGGCTCTTATCTTAAACTAAGAAGATTAAATGCTACTGCATTATATGTAGTAGCACAAATTGGAACTTGGACAGTGGAGCCTTAATATGAAATGGTCAGAGCTAGGAAAATCAATAGCAGACTTTGCGCCTGCTTTAGGTAGTGTGTTAGGAGGTCCTCTTGGTGGAGGGCTTGGTGGTATTATAGCTAATGTGTTTGGAACAGAAGAAGAACCTGGAGCTATCCTGGCAGCTATTAAAGCTGACCCAGCAGCTGCAGTAAAGCTTCAGAAGATTCAATCAGATGAGCGGGTAAAGATACAAGAGATACAAGCTGTTCAGACAGCTGCCACTCTTGAAACAGTTAATAAGACTATGAGAGAAGAGTCTAAATCAGAACACTGGATGCAGTGGGCTTGGAGACCTCTTTGGGGTATCATAAGTGCAACTGCATTCTTTGTAGTGTGTGTGTTAGTTTGCTATTTAGCTTATCTAGCAGTACTAGGAGGCAAACCAGAAGCAATGGCAATGATACCAGGACTAATAACGTCTATGACTACATTGTTTGCGATTCCAGGTGCTATATTAGGTGTCGCTTCGTGGCATCGTGGTAAACAGAAGAGAGGTGTATAATGGGTGGTCATCGACATCAGGCTAACAAGAAAGTGAAAGCGGTTAAGAAAAAGAAGAGCTCAGCGCCTGCTGAACCTTCTTCGTAAGCTGTCTAAGTTCTGGGAGTGTTGTGCTCCCAGTACCTCTTTGTAACAACGTCCTCCAGTGTGCAAACTAAACCCATACCTTTGACACTCTTTATTCAACGCTCTGTTATCCTTAACTTTGTGATGCAACTCGTTGAAGACCATACCTAGTAAGAACGCAACGACAAGGTAGAGTGCTGTTTCAGCTGCACTAAACATAGATAACCTCAAGAGTAACACTACCTTTCTCTATGTTGAACGCAATGTCATTGTATACACGCTCATAAGCTCTTGTAGACATACTTATGCTTGCTCCACTATTAGCAGACTCACCTACCAGAATACAGCCTTCAGTATCTCTAGGGTAGTTACCTATGTGGATTAGGATGTACATGTAGTTTGGTACGCCTAGTACCTCTATCATACCTTTATGATTAACAGGGTACTTCTCGCTGTAACGCTGATGAAAGCTGCCTACTGTTCTCAGTCCTAACTTATACGTGCCTTCAGGTATTCTAGTCTCACCAGGAATCTTGGTAGCGTGCCAAGGGTCTTCTATAGTGTGACACAGCACTTTGCCGTTGTGGATTAGCAAGCCTTTAGTATGCTTGCTGTCTGCAAAATATCTTCTTAGTTCAAGTTTCATCTTTTAGTTTCTCCTTTACTTCGTCTAAGGACCATGCTACGAAGGCTATTCCTCCTCGCTTGGCTACCTCTAAAATATTCCAGCTTTGCAACTTACTTGCTTTACCAGAACCGTATTTTACTTCAATACCTACAAACCTACCACTTGGTGCACAAGCTATAATGTCCATCACACCAGCTCTGTTACACTCTATAGTCTTGATTGCCCAGTAGTTATTTATCTTTAGCCAGTTTAGTATTGCTGCCTGTACTTTTTGCTCGCTCATACTTATACACCATCATTAAGGCTTGAATAGCCGCTACTTTAACTTCAGCCCAGTCTTCATCGTTATTAAGGATGTATCTGAGCTCCCTATAAAACTCTTTTCTACTCATCTAACCTTACTCCTTTGAAAGTTGGAAACCGAGGCTTACCGTACTTAGTTAACTCTTGATATTTGTAAGTAACTCTTTTACCAATGTAGTGAGCTTTATTCTGCCATATCTCGTCACGTTGCTGAGTGTTGAATCCTGAGCCTATCTTGAATGTCATGTCACCCTGAGCCATTACTAGAGCTCCTAAAGTGTCCGCAGGGACCATATTCTCGTTTTTATTAGTAGAAGTGTCTTCATTCCGTAAAAGCTCCTCAAAGCCCATAATGGTGGCCTCAGTCTCTTTAAATATCTTAAGCTTCAACATCCAACCTTGGTTCATTGTGCTACGACCTTGCTTGTACGGTCCCTTTGGGTCTCTAACAATAGCTCCTTCAAAACCTTGGTCTAAACAAGCGGCAAGATATATAGTCATCTGTATAGAGTCTTGCATTATTAGCTGGGGTAACAGCCTAACATGTGGGTTGCAATAGCGTGTCACACGTTCACGTGCCTCGGCTACTCTGGCTGTAAAAGGCGCCATGACAGCGTTGTGGCAATCAAACACGTTATAGTAGAACGCATGACTTCTTTCGTGCGTCACACTCATAACCATAGACGCCACAGATTCAAACCCACCATCTAGCATTAGTTCGCCGTCTAGACCGTCTAAATTCAGCTCTTTGAACATCCTTTGTATATACGCATTAGGTATCTTCTTCATCGTCCTACTGTAAGCTACACCATCTATAGCTACACATCTAATGCCGTCAAGCTTTGGTGATGCCAGTACAGGGTACTTAATCTCACCTATACTTGGTATTGTACTACACGCTAACATTGCTTTCATTTGGTACTCCTCTCATGTGGATATAACTGATTATTGTTTTCATCAGCCTGCTTAGCAGACCAAAGGTCACGTTTTTTGTTCTCTGCAAGTCTGCTTTGCTTTTCTAATTTAGCTCTGTGCTTTGCTGACATAACTGCAACTAATACGAATCCCATTATATTGCCTCCTGTTCAAATACTGAGTCTACAAAGTTTCTTTTATTAACAGACACCGTCTGGTACACCTGGTGGCTGATTGCCTTCTTAACTAACAGATAATGAATCACTATCGGTAAGTCCCTATTCTTGTTGCACTGCCTGGCACGACGTTGAGTGTGTCTTGCTGTGCTGTAATCCTGGCTGTAAATTACTAAGTCCTTGTAACCACTCAAATCTACACCTTCAGCATAACTAGTAGCTTGTAATAACTGAGCATGCTTGAAGTGCACTTGCAACTTAGTTAGTTCAGCTTTATAATTGTACATTATGACTAAAGAAGGGTTGTCGTTGAACGTACTAAGTATATGTTGAATCTTCTCATCATTAGCTAGCACTAAGTAGTTTGCTTTAATCTTACCGTTCTCTACTGTGTCTATCTTAGCTACACCACCTTCTAGCATGTGAAGACTTACCCTTAGCTTCATCATAGTATCGCATATCAGTGGCTCGTGGAACTCATCTAAGAATACTAGCTTCTCTTTCATTAGCTCGTTGTACATCTTCTTAGTGTCTTCAGATAAGTCAATGTAGTGTAGCTCATCTACAGGGTCATGAACAAAGTCCAACTCTTTCCTAGTCTTAGTAATGAATAAATGTTCACAACAACCTACAATCATATCGCTATTACAACGGTCATACTGTTGCACTTGTCTACCTCTTACCTCAATTGTATAAGGTTTACCGAACTGCCTAAACCAGTTATAGAAATTAGTATACGCTTTGAACGGCGACCATGAACTAATACTTAGTTGATGATATAGCAGTTGAGGACCTTGAGCGTAAGGTGTTGCCGATAAATATATAATAGGCTTACTGATGCACAGCCTACCAACAGCATCATAGATGTTCTTATTAGGCAAGTCTTTCTTGCGCTGTTCTTTTAGTTGCTCACTACTTGAACCTATCTTAGGGTATGAACTAATGTAGTTGTGACTCTCATCTAAGATAACCAGGTCGTACTTAGCTGACTTCTTCCAAGCCATATGATAGTTAATAAGAGTTATATCTTTAGTTGTATCATACTGAGCTAATAGTTCAACCCAGCCTTCTAAAGCTTTCTTCTTAGTTATAATAAGAACAGACTGTACACTAAGCTCCTCAGCGATTAGAAGAGCTGTCAGAGACTTCCCTGTACGTTCTTCCATCGCTAAGTACACTATCATGTGCTCTTTGATAATCTCAGCAGCTTGTTTACTTATTGTTTGCTGGTGCTTCCATGGAACTATCATCTATCTCTACTCCATACAGTTTGTTAAACAGCTTCCTATAAGCAGGGCCCATCTTTGTTTTAAGCAGCCAGTAGTCTATAAGTACTGGCGCACATCCAAGGTCCTGGGACATGCGGTACTTTGTCAACTTGCCGCCTGCCAGCACAGTGCTGACGGCGTCTTTAGTTTTCACAGTTTTATCTTCTCCACTGGGGCAGGTGCGACTATCTCGCCTTTAGAGAAAGGACAGGTACTATGGAAGTCACACCACTTGTCGCTACAAAACATGTAACCTGGATTACCTCTAAGGATAGTCTCAATAGGGGCAACATCTTTGATTACTAAATCTAAAGTATCAAGGATATGATTAACAAGCTTCTTAGCATGAGGTACGTTAGGTTCCATCAACATAATAGACCCTTCAGGTACCTTCTTAAGCACGACACTTTGTATCTGGTTGTACTTAACATCTATGCCATGAGACTCAGCTAAGAACTTGTAGATAGACTGCTGAGTAGAGTAGTTAGCCACAGTAGGTTTACGCTTAGAAGTCTTTAAATCAGCTATAGTGTTATCAGTGATATAATCAACAGTTCCACCAATTGCACTAACTAACTCATGTTCAATAGGTACTTCAAAGAACTGCTCAACTGCGTTAGGTATCTTAGCAAACGGTATAATGTCATCAATGAATGCCATGGTGCCTTGGATGATAGTAGCCGCAGACGTTCCAGCGTCTTCATCTTTGGTATACTTCATACCTAGTTTACCTTGCTCTTCGAAAGCTTCCATCGCAGCATCAGTCATCATGCTTAGATTAGGGTCTTTCTTGTTACTACCTATAGCATCAGTCCAGAAGACCTCAGCTGCAGAGTGAATAGCAGTACCAATAGCAGCACGGTTGTTAGACATAGTGTGTCTACCTTCAAGATACTTAAGACCCCACTGATAAGAACAACCAAAGAAGTTGTCTATGGCAGAAGGCCGTAAGCGGATGTCAGTGTTATTAATTTTAATAGTCATTAGTTTTCCTTTCTAACTTACAGTTTAAACAAACTTCAGTTAGTGTTATATGGTCATAATCTATGCCACGATGCCGTATAGGGTTACAGTCGCACCATCTTTTTTGGCCTTCAGAATGGTCTGTGGTCGCCTTATTATTTTGACCTAGCTTATCGCATTCCTGAGTCAAAATATCTCCAAAATGGACTGTTTTGATGCCTGATTCAAACAATAAAGCTAGACCAAATTCTTGTGAAGTTGCCCAGGAACTAGTCTCGTCAATCTTAGGACAGCGCAACTCGCTAATTCCAGCTTGTATCATAACTTTGCAACAGTCAACACATGGTGGCTTCGTGACGTACATAGTACTTCCAGTCAAGTCTGCTCTAGCATTTAGAACAGCATTTAGCTCAGCGTGCACCATCAAATCATTCTTATGAGCTGTCATGGTTAATCTAAGTTCACTGTCTGCAATGCCAGCAGGGAAGCCGTTGTAGCCCATAGAGAATTGACGCCTGCCAGGATAGGCGATGATACAGCCTACCTGGACTCTAGGGTCTTTACTATAACTAGCAACTTCATGAGCTAAGATAATGAACCGCTTGTGCCACTTATTCACGACTCTATCCAATCTTCAACTAGCTTCGCATAGCCCTGGATGTCATGCCAGTTATCGCCATAGTCAGGGTCACCATTAAGTATGCGAGCTACTTTATGCTGAATCATAATCAGCGCTTCTTTTTGAATAGGTGCCAGCTTGCTAAACTTATCAGCATTTCGCATCACATCTTGCAAGTCCTGGCTTATAACGGCATGGTCTTCAAATTTGCCGTAGCGTTTACCTCTTGATTTTAGCGTACTAGTGACAGACATTCTGTTAACCCCGCTTTGTTTAAGATTAATAACAAATCAGGTTCAGCTGGTCTATAACCATCACCTTTGTCTTTGTTAGCTTTCACATCTGATGCAGTCTTTACAACAGGTTTAGTGTCATTAGAGTCACAAATAGCGTTAAAGCAATCCATACCTAAATCAGGACCTATACCAAGGTGCAATAGTTGAGCCTGACACAAGTAAGCTATGACATGACAAGCATTCAATGGTGAGATGTGGTCACACTCCATCATGTCTAATATAGTTGCCATGTAATAACCTGGTGCCAAGTCAGCTATATTGATTATATGTTGAACATACTTGCCACTGTGGTCTGCCCAGACTTGGTTCTCCTCATCTGTCACTCCCAGCTTCCACAATACGCCTAACGCAACAAAGGTAATATCACTTAACTCTTTAACTTCATTAGTTAAGTCTGTTTTGTTTAGCCACTCAGTATATTCTTCTCTAAGCAATTTAACCGCTAACTTGTGATTGTACTCTCTTTCATACCGTGCGGCATTCCAGCCGGACACTCTTTCAAATAGTTGTTGCATATTTTACTCCTTAAGTAAAAATTTCATTGGTGCTAGTGAATTGTAGTCAAAGTCAAACCACTTAGGTGTCATTGACTTCATAGGTACGCCTTTATCGGCATTAAGCATATAAGACACTGGCTGCATGATAAAGCCTACATTTCTTACGTACTCTTTTGCTGACACTAAGTGTTCTTCATAAACATGACAGTCACCTAGTTGCATTGTTATCTCGCCAGGTTCAAGACCAACTTGATTAGCTAAAGTTATCACCCAGATTGCGGCAAGTACAAAGTCAGAAGGTAATCCTATCATCATGTCAACAGACCGCTGAATCCATACCATATTAAGTTTACCATTAGCAACATGGAATTGATATGCATAGTGACAACACGGTAGACTTAGCTTGTCTAATCTCTCAGGCTTCCAACCAGTGATTATCATTCGTCGGTCGTTAGGGTCATTCTTTAGCTTATCAATAAGCCTGTCCATCTGACCGTCAGCCCACCAAGCGTTACCGTAGTCTACTTCAAGCTTACCGTCTTTGTCTGCCCATAACTTCCAGTAGTTACAACCCCACTTCTCAAAGTCCTCTAAGCACTTAGGGCCTCTTATCATAGCAGCGAATTCACCTAGTATACCTTTAGGCTTCATCTCTCTACCTTGTATCAAAGGAAAGTACCCTTGAGATAAGTCAACTTTAATAGACTCACCAAACACTGAGATAGTGTTGCCATTTCTGGTCTTCTTTACTACGCCATTGTTTAATATACGGTCTATTAGACGCCCGTAGTCTTGTTCATACTGTTGCATTATTGGTTTAACTCCCATATAAAGTCGTCGTTTTCAATGTCTCCCCAATTCTCACCAATTCTTACATTGACAGGCATAGGAAGGTCTTTGATTAAAAATAACTTAGACATCTCTGTCCAAGCTTGTTGCATTGAATCAGCAATGATTTGAGCTACTTGCTTAGCTTTCTCTACGTCATGGTCATCAACTTTAACTATAAAGCTATCATGAATAAAGTTAACTAAGCTGTTGCCACCTAACTCTTTTAGTTTAGGTATCATATAATGCAACGCAAGCTTTGCTACCTCAGCACCTGCTCCCTGGTTTTGAATGTTAAGCTGGTCAGTCATCATCTTGCCGACATATCTGCGGCCAAGAGGTGTAGTCCAAGGCTTTCCTTTCTTCCAAGCATTTATACCACGTTGTTGCCAAGCATAAATTTCTACCCACAGGTTTCTCCATCTCTTACGAAGTGAGTATGCTTCACGTTCTTCTAGCCACATCTGAGCTTGCAGTATAAGAATACTAATGAAGACATTAACACCTCCACCGTATAAGAAGTTGAAGTTTGCTGTCTTAGTTAGCTGACGCTGAGTCTTAGTCCACTCTTTACCGAATATCATCTCAGTAGTAAAGTTATGAATATCAACACCTTCTTTGAACATTTTCACCATCAACTTACAATCAGTTATGCAAGCTATAGTTCTTAGTTCAAGTTGAGCATAATCAGCGTAAACTAAAAGTTCACCACCGAAGCAGTCTTTTAACTTACGAGGTATTTGTTGCTTGTTATCATCTTTAGACACATAGCGACCAGACCTTGCAGTTGGTATGAACTTACCTACAAGCTCCACCATGCTATCATACTTCTTTAAGAAGCTGTTTTGCTTTATGAGTTTTCTAGTCTCATTAACATCCTTAGCTCTGTCATTACCTTGCAGAGTTAGCTTACCTAAGCCTAACGCATCTGACTCCTCAGAATCTATGTAAGGTCTAACTTGTTGCCAGCTATTACAATTGATAGGTAAGGCAATCTCAGCGATTCTAGCGTTGTTCTCAGCTAAGTGAATAGCAATTCTATCGTGGTCAATTGGCATTCCATTCCATTGAAAGTCTAGACAGTAGTTAAGATTCAACATGTCTAACTTATAGCTAGTAGTGTCTTTCTGACTAATGCAAGCTTCAAGTACATTAGGTAGATAATAAACATCAGTCGCAGCATACAATAACTGGTCAGTAGTTAACCTAACAACATCCCAGTTAGACTTCTGCAACTTCTTCTTATCTAACCCTTGCTTCTCATACGGGTCGAATCCGCATGCTCTAGCCATTACTGATGCTAAGTCAAACTTCTCAGCAGCGTAATCTTGTAACCTATTTAACAACAGAGTACACATAAACTTAGGAGGAATCCAACGAGTCTCTGTTTGTTGTTGAATCGTTGTTACTTCATAGTGTGCATTATGGGCAATCATATTAAAGTCATTAAGTAGTACGCACAGTAGAAGAGGTTCCGGCCATTCTACCATCTGAACAGTATCATCACCTGCCTGGTAAAATTGAGCTAGTCTTATCTTTTGGTAAAGGCCACACGTCTCAATGTCGAAGTGCAAGTCTTTATCTTTGTCCAGTACAAGGTCACCAAGCTGTACTAACGCATAAGGGGTGTTCATGCTTGTTGTACCTTACCGAACACCTCTTTGTACTCAATACCAGGTTGTTCAGTAGTAACATCTACATTAGTAACAGTAACTACTTTAAGCTCGCCGCTTGGGGCTTTAACTACAGCGTGGTCACCTACATGAAAGTGTAGTCCTGCTGTCTTGTAGTGGTAGACTTTGTCTGCCCACCCTTGAAATTTTACGCCTATCATATTATTCTCCAGTGATTATACTAATTAGGTTAGCGTTGCTGGCCTCTCATCCAGCTGTCCACACTGTGGCTACTTCAGTTTACTCCTAACCCAAACGGCCAGGCCGAAGCTGTCGTTCCTAGAGTCTAGGCTTTGCTGACTCTTCAGTTCCAACGAAAGCATCTTCGTCTTCACCAGTCCAACCGCCTTCATCTTCTTCATCTTCATTAGCTAACTGACTAGTTCCTTCAAAGACTTCAAGCTTGACAATCTTAAGCTCATCTAAGTAGAACGTCACACCTGCTGACTGAATAACATTCTTAACATCTTGAACGTAGATATCCATAGCTCCAGCAGCATAGCCGATTGAACCATTGCCTATCATCGTCTCACCAAGGTTAACTTCCTTACCTTTAGCATTACGAGTCTTAACAACCTTGACTTTACCATCAGGCCAGATTGTAGAAGTCTTGAATGACACGGACACTTTACCTTCTTTGTCGTATACAAACATGTCTTCATCATCTTTAATAGGATTACCGTCTTTGTCAAGAACTTTGTCACAGAAGTAATAACCAAGTGACTTAGGTTTCTTCTTAAAGCCTGCAGGTTTGTTCTCAGCCCAGAATGCGTCAATGCTATCAATGAATGCTTTATCAGCTTTGACATTCTTAGGGTCAAGAACAAGGTCTACTTTGTACTGTAACTTGCCAGACATGTTTTCAACGCCTTCGCCAGTTATTGTTACCCAGCGGAACTCGCCTTTAGGACTTACTATTTTCTTTAGTGCTTTACTCATATTGTTACCTTTAATGTTGCAGTTAATAAAATCTAGCCTAAACTAGAACTTGTATTATATCACGATTTTAATAAAATGTGTGATTTAATTCGGTCTGAATTGATGTTGTAGTGCTATCTTAACAGCGACGTAACATCTTTTGAATTTAAAAGAACCACTATGTCTATCTAAGTTAGTCATTAGTACACCTTATCCTGGATTCTGTTAAGTACAGAATTCTGTTTATCACTAAGTTCATAGTCATCATCTTTGTCATTCATGCTGTCTATGAACTCGGTTTCCCAAGTAGACAACTTATCGATGTTATCTACAGCCTTGTTTATAATCTTTCTTTGCATACCGTTCATTAGTTTGTATATACCTTGTTTGATGCTCGGCTTATTCCGACGTTCATTAGTTTAAGATAGGTCATGTAGTCTCTGTTCGCAGCAAGACCTATATCTATAGTATCCAGGTAGACTGTGTCATAAGTCTGACCTTGGGATTTGTGGACTGTCATGGCGTGGTCAAAATCCAAGCACATAACACAGTCATTGAAAGTTAAGAAGTCTCTCCAAGCTTTAGCTCTCCCTCTAGCTAAAGGATGTGAGTAATTCTCTTTAGCCCAGTTGGCAGCCTTATAACCAGGGTTGCACATCTCAATTGCTTTGTTACTAGCCGCAGCTTCATACTTTAGTTCTTTAAGAGTTTGTTTAAACGACTCATGGCCAAAGACATAAGCTATACTTACCACTTCATCATTGTCATCTGTTACATTAGCAAAGCTGATACCAGGCATTGTTATTAAGTATTCTAATGTCTTGTACTTAGAATTAGGAAGTAATTCCCTATCTCCAAAAGGTAATGTTATACCAGCTAGTGCTACACAAGGGTCATTAGCACTTTCAAATACATAGTTACGCTTAGTTGTAGGGCTGAACATTATGCTGTCTTCAACAGGCTCTTCCATGCCTTCTAATATAGCGTTTACTTCTTGGACTCTTCTGTTTGTATAAGCTAAATACACACTGTCGAATGGTCTAGCTAGTGCCGGATTGCATATGTCAATACCCCTAATGAAGTGACTAGACTCAGTTAGAGGATGAGCAGGCTTACCTTCAATAAAGCTAATAATCTCATCAAGCACTTTCAGCAGTGGATTGTCGCTAGCCTGGCGATACACCTTAGTTAATATAACCTGATAGTCACCACTAGCTCTAAGAGTATACATGTCGCCTACTGGAGGTAGCTGATGCGGGTCGCCTATCCAGACAACCTTACATCCTGGAGTTCCATCATAGTCCTCATCTTGAAGAGCTCTGATATCCATGAGGTCTTGCTCGCCAATCATTGAGTACTCATCAATGAACATGACGTGTACTCTATCTGACTCTCCCATCACGGCATTACCAGTGACATGAGTTACCTTGGTTGCGTTGCTGTTCACCGTTGGTCTCTTCTTAAGGAAGCTGTGCAAAGTCTGTATTCTTGTGCCCTTAGGAAGTTTCTCCCGTAAGATATCGCAAGCTTTGTGAGTATACGCACAGACAGTACAATTCTCAAGACCATCAACTACCTCAGCTAACTTAGTTGTCTTGCCTGTACCGGCTCTTCCTGTAACATACATATCCCAGGCATTAGCGTCTGCCATAAATGCTTCGAATGTTTTCTTCATCGTCCTGCTCCTAGTTTATGACTACTATAATAGCCTGTGCAAATAAATATAGAACTAGCCCTAACATAGAACTAGCTAGTGCAATGCCTAGTATCAACTTAAGGCCACTCCACAGACATACTAAGTAGCTTGCGTCAGGTTCTTCAGACACGGCTATTAGTATAACCTGTGCTACTGTGATGATAACTAGCCATGCGCCTATTTCACTCATGCAACCTCCAAACGCCTTTAATATGACCTGGGTCATACTTGTTAAGCTTGTTTGATAGTACGCTAGCTAATCTATATGTGCGACTGTCCATAGGTGCAAAGTTTATGCTAGTCTGAAGTCTGTATGTCAGCGTCAGCTTCTTAGTATGCTTCCAGTTTAGGTCTGTGAAGTCCGGCCAGAACACACTATCGTTATGAGAGAAGCCATCAAGCCTATTAAGTATGTAGTGAACTGGACTACCGTACAAAATATTGAACACCAGGTCTTCAGTATAGCCAATAATGAAGCCCAAAATAAACATGCCTTTCTTAGCCCATCCATATGACTTGAACTTGTCTACGCGTGGCATAAGCCGTTTAAACAGCCAAAACGCCGTGTGATATATAAAGATGCCTGTGGCGATGTAAATTAGTATTGCTATAATCATTTTCTTTTCTCCTGTTCTTCAAGCTTAGGAACTTCTAATACTCCTAGCTCTACTGCGATGTAAATTAATGAACTGCCTAGTATTAACGAAGCTATTGCAATGACTGCAACAACTCCACTAGACGGCTTACGTATCTTCTTACCGTTATATAACATGACTAGAAAGGTCTGTCATCGTCAATGTCGTCATGTTCTGGTGGCGCATGTTCAATAGCCAGCATGTTCTTTAACTGTTCTTCTGCTTTAGTCAAAGCTTCACGGGCTAGTTCAACAACTCTTTCAGCTTCAGTTAGCTTACTAATGTACACTAAGTTATTGAACTCCTTCTCAGTGAGCACACAGTCATCAGGTATGTATACGGTTACCTCTTTAAAGTGCAACTCATACTCACTTTTGTAGGCTGTAGCCGTTTGAGCTTTTACTTCAAGTTCTTTAAACTCATCTGTAAGTAGTGTTGAGTAGTATAAACTTAGTTTAAGTTTCATTCTGCTTGTCTCCTTAGTAGTTGTGGTAAATCATCATCGTCGTACTCGCGTGGCGGTTGGTCCATCAGAGCTGCTACGAACATCACTACACAAACTATTACTATAAACATAATAGCTATCATTATTAATACCAATTCAGCGTTCATTTCTTCACCTCTAACTCATTGTTATACCCTATTATAAAGTTAAACAACTCACAAGAAAGAACTACTTGAGATAAACACCCACCGGCAACTTTCAATTGCAAAGTCTTCACTTCCATACAAGTTTCTCCATGTTCAAATGAAGGCTTCTCAAATTTGTATTTGTGAACTCCTTCTGTTACTTCAACATTTCTGCCATTAACTTCTATTATGTGCTTTGTTAAGACACCTTGTTTTACGTTACAAAGATACTTCATATTCTAACTCCTTCTTGTAGTTTATCAAGTCTCATCAGGACATCCTCCACATTCAGCCATATCTGCATCGCAGTTACCACAGTGTCTCACTGCGCACTCTTCTGAGCATCGACCATCCTCGTCAGCTTCTTCAGGGTCCACATCCTCAGTACACTCAGGGTGAGTACATTCTTCCCAAGGTGGATTATAGTACGGACTACCTGGTGTATTGTCGTACGACCTTATGTCGTCTGGATAATTACTTGCTGGCATGCTTGTTGCCTCTCATTTTAGCGGCCTTAGCACGATATCGGTGAGCTTGTTGTTTTCTAGACAGCTCCCTATCGCCAGTAGCCTCAGGTGGCTCCATTGAAACCTCCTTAGTTAGTAAGAATATAGCTACATCGTACTCTAATTCTTTACGGTGTAGTTCTCTTAAACAAGAGCCATCGCTTGGTGTTGTTAGTGTTAATCCCATAACATTTTCCTTCTAAAGTTACTTGACGTTACATTAGCAGTATCATCTACTGCGTACACTTCTACTTCGTCACCAGCTTTGTAATGCTGATGATAAAATTCTTTTGCTTGCTCCTCGCCAGTGTGCAAGTTATGCAATATTCGAGGCTTATTCTTATAATAAAACTCATAAGTAATCATTACAATTGTCCTCCAGGTAAAGGGCTCACATAGGACTCATGATATAAGTCGTTGCCTAGTCCTACAAAAGAATAGCTCTCATCCTCTGCGTAATAGCCTTCAACAATCAGTATTGCAACATGCATAGGGTGCGTGAGTATAACTCGTTGACCTCTCATGTACTTAGCTGAGGTTCTATCTAATAATTCCACTAGTTTTGTTAGTTGGTCTATGAAGTCTTCTACATGCAATCTACCTTCTTCTATATCACTAATCAAACGGATTAAAGTGTTGGTATGCTTTATCTTAAGTAGTTTGTTATTCATCTTCTGTCTCCGAGAAAGGGTTGTTATCTTTCAAGTGATAGATATACTCCCTTGCATTGTTAATTGTTTTAACTATAGGTGAGAAGCCTTTCTTACGAAGTATCTTAGCTACAGTCTTCGCATCTCCCTTATAGTCTGTCATCTCATCATACAACATTTCTAACGAGCCCTTACTAAATGAGCCATTCACTATGTCCTTAGCGAACTCTGGTACGTTGTTATCCTCAGCTAAGTCTACCAGGTATTGTACCATGTTATGTTCTAGAGCATAAGCTATCTTTTGTGCCGCATACATACTATCAGCTATAAGTTTGTGCTTACCTTTAGATTTAGGTGGTGACATATAAGCATCCTTAGACATCATAGGAATCTCTGTTGCAAGATAATAACAAAAGTCTTTTATCTCAGCTAAGATTGCGTCATGGACACTAGAGGAGAACCAGGATTGCAATTCAAGCATGTTCGGTGTCTCCATAAGATGTATACGTCTATCTTGCTCATCAGGCATCAAAGGATTCTTATTAGCCGTCATTATAAACGTTAGGGCATGCTTGACAGGGTACGCTGATTGTCGCATATCTCTTATCATAACTGATGGCTTACCAGTATACGCCTTTAGCAGACCTTTCACCATGTCCTTGTCATTCTGCCTGGTTAGCTGGTCACCATACTCATCTAGTTGTACAAAGTAAGTATCAAGTAGCCAGCTGTTATACTTCTCAAGAAACTCATTAGTTGACGGTCTCGCCATATACGCCATGATAGTCTCTAGTATCTGCACGAAGGTATCTTTACCAGAACCTGGAACACCTAAAAAGTATAATATGATAGGAGAATACTCAAAGTACATTAGTTTACGCTTTATAAATCCTAGTAGAAAATCTCTACTGTCCTTATCAGGTACAAGACACTCAAGATATCTAATAGTATTCACTGGACGATTGTAGAACTTCTCGTAGTCCTTGTGGTCATGCAATATACTTAGTTCTCGTGTACGTTTAAAAGAATTGAAAGCTAACACTTGAGGCTGAGGACTATGGCAGAATCCAAACATTTCTGATGGGTCACTTCTAATATGAATAAGAGGTATGCTTTTCTTAAGCCCAGCCTTCTTTGGCAGTACTGTAGTAAGAGTAACATCAAGATAGCTAATGAAGTCTGTATCTCTGTTGAAAGGCCTCAACACTTCATTCGTCATATCTATAAAGTAATACATGTTGCGAGTATCATCAAATCCAAGGTCAACAATAAGACCGTGCTTTGTTAGCACTGTTAGTCTCTTCTCAGACCAGAACTCATTGTACTTCCATATGGCCACACCAGCTATACTACTGTTACCTTCTATCATTGGGTTACATATAGTAGTATCAAGCCTGTCGTCTTCCATAGGAGTCTCAAACAACTCATTTATAGCCATCATACAGTCCATGTACAACTCATGGTCTACACTCTCATCAGCTCCCAGGATTGCTGAGACTTGTGATAAGTACTCACTACCTCTACCTTCCGGTATACTGTCTGGATGTAGATAGCCGTACTCTTGGTACTGAGCTAACTCTCTAAACGCTCTAGGTGTTATAATCTTAAAGAGAGACGGTATAAACTCACCTCTCTTTCCAATGAACTGAGTGAGTAGTGGATTTAGACAAGGCTTAGTTTGAGTCTCATTCTCATACCTGGACTCGGCCACAGCATTCCTCTTCTGTAGTTGATGCAGTATAATCCTGGTGGTAGCAGGCATATCTTTAATCTTGTGGATAACATCCCACGTTACTTTACTCTTGTTAGCTTCAGTAGGTAGATACACAAAGCCATTGTTACTGTAGACATCCAAAGCTAAGAGGTCATCTGTAGGACTGTGGGTGTCTATACCTGGCTCATAGTTATAAATAAACGTGCCAGCGTCCTTACCTTTAGAGACGAAGACTGCTTCATAATCCGGGTCCATAGCCTTGAACATAGCGAACGTATTCTTGTTGTCACAGTCTATAGCTATGATGTTACTTTTCTCACCAGTTATGACACCGCCTATAGCTGTAGCTTTCTTGTTAAACTTATCGCTGTACGTTACTCTCCAGCCCTTAGAGAACTGAGGGATGGTCTTGTCGCCATTCTCTAGTCTACGTAGCTCGCCCTTAAGTGGCACTGTGTGCCAGCCTAGGTCTATAAACTTCTGCATGCTACAATCCTTGATACACTACTTTGTGATACGTCTAGCTGGTGGGCGATTGACTCTTGAGTGTGACCTTTCTCATGCAGTGCTAGGATAAGCTCTTTATCTATCCTCTTGTACGGCTTCCGTTGTGGCTTGTCAGATAGTGTCTCTGACCTAATGTGAGACACCATGCTAGGACTTATGTTATATAATATAGCAATATCCTTTGATGGCATGTCGCCAGCTATCAGTAACTCAGCTATCTCTTCATATTGCGGAGCAGTTAGCTTCTTACGTTGAGCATACGAGACTAGACCATACTTCTTCATAGCTAATCTAATGTGATAGACACTAACCTCAAACTGCGATGAGATATCTTGTACTGACTTGCCTTGCTGTAGTAGTGACTCCAACTCTATAGTATCTATAGTCGGTGTGGGATTCGGCACCTTATACGTCCCATCATGAATACTTTGCGAGACGGCATAAGAGAGACAATACCTGTTCTGTATCTGTCGTGTAGTCCAGGTGTGGTCTATCTCTTGTAACATGTCCTCACTGACGAAGTTATAGTCTATGTCTAAGTTGTGTCGCTTAGCTAAGGTTCTGAGCTTTATGTGGGTGATGTTGAATAGCTCACATACTCGGTCTTCCATAGCTCCTATCGACAGTACACTTTTAATCTTGTCTATCATTTATTTAGTTCCTTATGATTGACTGGTTGAAGAGAAAAAGAAAGGGAGTTCTCGCTCCCTCTCACATGGTTCTTGCCATGGTCTAGCTTGCGGCTAGACATTCATCCAAAGTCTCGAAGCCTTTGTAGTCGCCTTCTAACGGGACGATAATCTTACGGGTCTCTTCAAGGTCAGCGATAGCTTCTGCAACGTCGCCAGCTTCAATCTCACCTGTTGAGACGGCTTCCAAGAGGTCTTCTTTACCTTGCTTGAACGCTCGTTGTTGCTTAGTCCATTTAGAGACACCTTCTTTACACATGCTATTGAGGCCTGTTGCACTTGATGCTTTCTTACCGAACTCAACTTCTCTCGGGTCCATCCAAACTTGATGGTAGAAGCAATGAACTGCAGTAACTTCGCCGTTCTCATCTTTGTGATGAGCTGTAGCTTTACCACCGCCACCGCCTGTCTTAGCACTAGCAAGTTCGATAGCTTGAGGTAGAATTTCTTCTACTAATGCTCCTGGGTTCGCTTCCATTAGAGAAATAATCGCGACGTATGCTTTTTTGATTGTTGACATAATTTTTAATATCCTATTTATATGTGGTTGTAAAAAGAGATTTTATTATAATCTATTTTTTAACGGATGTACAATTTATTTTTATGTAGTGGACAAGTACAGTACTTAATAGAAGAAGCTATCCTACGAGCCATTTGCATAGCTAAAAGAGTTGCGGTCTTGTAGGTGAGGTCTTCTTCATACAGTGAGTATATCTGGTTAGCATAGAAGTCCTGGTCTGTTAGTGGGACTACAACCTCTACTGGATAAGTTTTGTCTTTACGAATATCGTCGTTAACTCTCTTGAATAGTGTTATTAGTTCTTCAATAGTGGGTAACATTATAAGTCCTCTATAGTTAAAGCTAAACCACAACGGTCGCAATCTAAAGACCGACCGTCCGTTGGTTTGTGGCAATTACAGGTGAGTGGACAAGACTTGTTCAGAGCTTCTAACTTGTTCTTAAGTGTCTTGTATTCTTCCTGGTAGGACTGTTTTATAGTCTTCATTTTCTAGCCTCCTCTTCTAACATGTCAAATAGTCTATTATCAAACAGTTCACCAAATATCGTCATTAATGCTGGCCATGCTTCAGGGTAAGCTTTCTTTAATTCTATTATAGCTTGCTTATCGTTCTTGTTTAGTAACTCTTGTATATTTTTCATACTAGTTCTTCTCTCTTATGGTTGGGTAACGAGTTGTATAGTTTAGTTACTGACATTATTGCTTCGTATTCAGTGACACCAATAGCACTTAAGCCTTTGTATTCGGCTTTAAACATCCTTAAGCCGGTTGACCATTTAGTTGTTATCATAATTTGTTATATCCTATAGTTGGGTAGTAAGTAGAATAGTTATTATCATCTAAGTCGATGTCATTAATCTCTAGCACTTCAATTACAGTGTCCATTATTAAGTCGCTAACTGCATCATTACTTAGTAGTTTGTCTAGTATTACATCTTGTATGTCTTTAGTTGTCATCTTCCAATATCCTTTTATTTATTTAGTAGATATCAATATATAATAAAAAAATTTTTGTTCCCCTAAATACCGTATGCTACCTTGCTATGCTGGTTACTATTGCCTTGTATCTTTTTATATAACATATATATATATATTATATATTATAATATTATAAATAAATATATAGATATTAAGAGGTAAAGAAAAGGGTGAGTACCATTATAGTAATCACCTCAGACCTTTAGTTTAGTTAGTTTCTACTTCTAAGCTAACAATTTCTTTAGCTTTAAGTTCAATCTCTTCAATCAACGTTAGTAAGTCGCTCGCATCAACTTCGCCACTAGACACTTGCTCTAATAGTTCTGCTTTCGCTTGCTTCATTATTCGTTGTTGCTTAGTCCAGTTAGATACACCGACTTTACACATTGAGTTAAGACCTGTAGAAGTACTTGCTTTCTTACCGTACTCTACTTCTGTAACGTCTTCCCACTCTTTGTGGTAGTAACAAAATACATGAGTTACTACTCCGTCATCATCTTTCTTGAAAGTGCTTGACATAACCTTAGACATCATTAGCTCATCAAAAGAACTGATTAGCTTATCGGTTAACTTCTTGCCCTTATTCTCAAGTAATAACTTATGAATTGAAGTGAATTGCTTCTTTATAGTAATAGTTGACATTTTATGTCTCCAAATATTATAGTGACCGGATTAGTCACTATTAGTTAATTTCAATCTATATACTACGATTAGTTTACGGTTTCAAATGTTCTATGAAGGTCCAAACTTATACAAATAGTATATAGATTGAAATTAACTAAACTATTATCAAAATTTTAAAGAACAAACAAATTGGGCTTCAACTTGTTACTCGTTAGTTGTTAATTAACTTAGGATAATCATATATTATATTTTAATAAAATGCACACCTAAATTGTAACAAAATGCTTCGGAATATAATTAATTTATATCAACATAAAAAGGTTATAAATATTGATATAAATAAGGTCAAATTGTCCCAGATTCGATTATTTTAATATATTTAGATATTTATATAGGCCTAAATTATTGTCTGATACGGAGAGAAATAGGAGACATAAACTAGTTATTCTATTTTAATATAACGATGTCACTACAATAGTGCTGATTTCATTGAATTTGTAGAGCTCTTACTTAAGTGTAATAAGTTTGCTACAACTATAGTGGTTGTACCTGGTTTTGCTATACTATACAACTGTAGTGTTGTTACTCGACTGAGCAATACTACTGCATTTGAGTGTCGATGCTACATCTGTAGTGAGGGTGCTCAACCAGGTGACTACTGCTACTTGTGTAGTGAGAGCGTTAAACCAGGTGACTACTGCTACAGTTGTTGCACTCTTGCTACACTCGAAGGGGGCTAGGGCCAATCAGGGAAGGTAAAAGGCGTCGGGACTTTTGGTTTATACTTGTAGACATAGTAGCTTATTAAATTTAATAAGGAATCTACAAGTCATATCCCGCGTTACTTCGCTTACTTCGCTTGTCAGTATTGTCAGTTTTGCGCGTATCGGTAGCAATACTGCGTATGACATCAGCCCCATGAGACCACTCATCGTGCCGAGGTGTCTTTTTCCACACCTGCAATTTGTCATCCCACTCTTTTGAGTACTTATGGAAGCACTCAATTAGATAAGTGCATCGAGAATCTATCCATAAGTCACCTAGCATGCCTCGTACAGACTCAATGCTATCAGCGATGGAACCCTTCTTCATCGTCAACACCTTCCAAGGAAGCTTCTTTTTACGCAGCATCTTACGTAGTAAGTCAGCTCGAGTCTCCGCTCTACCCCCTTTGCCTGTCATTAGCTCACGGACCTCGATGTCATGTGGTAGTCTCAGAGACCGGATAGGGTAACCTCTCTCTTTAGCTTCGTCCACATAGTGCTCCAGGCCGTAGCCGTTGTTCCAGTATTCATCTATAATATGGTACTCACCACGCCACCACTGTGCGAAGCCCATGACCATGTAGTCATCTACTCCCAGGTCGAAGAAGATATCTACATCAAGGTTAGGGTCATACAAACCTTTGACTACTCTGCCTCTACCTACCACCAGCTCAGCGAACTTGGTGCTCCAGTAGGACCCGTTCTTCGATGCGCTGAACGCCTCAGCTGGAGTTGCAGGGTATTCCTGGAAGATGTCACCTTCAAGCTCCCTGCGTTGAGATATCCAGAAGTTGCGCTGTCTCACAGTTAGCTTAGCTCCCGTCGTCTCCTCAGTTTTCTTAAAATAAGCTGCTGCGTCCTCATCCACAACCTGTAGTATAGGTTCTACGCAATCAGGGTCTTTGTACCAGGGCAAGAACACAGGCTTGAAGTCTTTGGCTGTTAGCTCACCAAGAGCAGCTACCTCAGCTTTGTCCCACATGTCCTTGAAGTCATTCACTCCTTCAGCAGTTGACTCAATGATGCCCGTGTTACCTTTACCAAGAGCCTGCAGTGTACCAGTCTTGGTCTCACGGGCTCTCTTAGGGAACTGGTTAGCTATCTTACCGAACTCCGAGATGTGAAGCCTCTGCAGTGTGGCTGACCTGAAGGACACTCTGATGAATATCTTCGAGTCATTTGTGAAGCTAAACTCTTTTGAGTTATCTTTGTTGAGCTTAACACCTGTAAAAGCTTTCACATTGTCACTTAGTTTATCCCATAGGAATTTCGTTCTTTCAAGTAGCGTAGCAGCTTCGTCTGACCCTTGTGCCATCAGACCAAGATTCATGTTTTTCTTGAAGGCAGCGTCATCGAAGTAAGATACTAACCACAATGTGCTGATACCTTGCTGTCTTGACTTCAAGATGATTAGACGAGGATGTATTCTACTAGCTGAGTATACCTGGTGCTGAGCGAAGTTCATCTCAAAGGTAACGGCATTGCCATCTTTATTGATAATAGTGTAGATGTTGTTAATACGCCACAGTTTAGATGTTAGATACTTAGCTTCGAACTCTTTTTTGCTCTTAAATACCGGCGGCTTAGAGTATCTCTCGTATAAATGAGCCAGGTCAGGGTAAAACTCAGTGAAATGCTCTTTAGATAAGTTAATCATGCGGCTGGCTCGTCTGAAAGGAACTCATCGTAGCCTTCAGAGCCTCCGAAGTTGTTCTGGACGTTAACGTTAGTAGAATTTGAATTGAAGAAGGCCGTTTGCATAGAGCATAACACCTCTGCAAGTATTACTAATTCAGTTGATGTATCTGCTGATACAGCAAATTGCTTCGCTTTAGCTACTAGTGATAGTGCTGCTAAGTGTAAGTCTCCGTTAAGTCTCGCAGCGTAATTAAGGCCCACAGTTAGTTCAGCAGTCTTATCTGCTAGTTGCACATCGGTAGTAACTACTTCTTCTAGCACCTTACCTAACACTACACGGTCCATGTTAACTAGCTTATTCATGCCACCGTCTTCTATTGATGCTTTTAACTCTTTATTCCATCGTATTATAGTTGTTAGGGGTACGTCGAGTCGTTCTGCTACTTCCTTTATACTGTCACCAGAATTTAGCAGCGACAGTGCAGAGTACCTAGTGTCTTCATCATACTTTGCCATTGATTACTTCCTCTTCAAATTTTTTTAATTGTTCTAGCACTATACCACTAAAGTTGATATGTCGTTGCGTGCAATACTTTTTGACTCGTTCCACAAGCAACTCGTCTTGAGGCTTCTTGGTCTTTGTAGAGAATGAGTGAACTGCCATAAGCGTCTCCTGTTTTCTTATTAAAATTATTATATAATAAAACGTGTACAAATGATACAAAAAGTGATATTATATTTTCGCACTTTTGCATAATTTAATAGGATAACACACATGAGCACTCCGAACGAAGACACGTTTGCAGCTGAAGTAGAATCGGTAGTAAGTCAACTTAAACCGAATGCTGAAGGCAAATTAGAATTACCAGATGGTGTAGAAGCGTCAAGCAACGCTATATACGCAGCAAAAATTGAAATGCGAAGAAGAGACACTTTTGCTTCTTTCAGTCAAGTTAAAACAGAAAATAAAGCCTTAGAAGCACAGAATTCAGCTTTAGCTACTCAGTGGGAGAAAGATGCAGGTTCAATGTTAACTGCTACTCAGAATGCAGAATTGGCTGAACTAAAAGCAAGTGACCCAGATGCCTGGTTAGCTAAGATAGACGAACATCGTGGAACAAATGCTACTGCATTTACTAAGAAGAAAGAGGAAGTCATAGCGGGTGCTAGTAAAATGACTGCTTTAGAGTTACGTACTGCTCAAATAGAACAGTACAATGCCGATAATCCTGAGTTTGTTATAAATGATGAAGTCATTGCTGAAGACGTACCACCACGTTTCACTAAGCAACTTGAGAAAGGGGACATCACGTTTGAAGAGTTCATCGAGAAAACAAGTAAGTTCTTGAAAGCTGGTAAAGTGTTAGACCCTGGTACTACTAAGGAGAAAGAACCTAACCTTTCTGACAATGGTGGTTCGAGTAAACCTGAGGATAGAGCGATAGTTGCTAGTGATAGTGAAACGTATAAAAAGACTGTATTTTAGTGTACTATATATACGTATTATGATATGATGATTTTAATTCAGTACTAATTCCATCTCGTATGCATAGTAGCTAGAATTCAAACGCAGTCACCATTGTTACTAATGGATTCGCTGCACTCGACAATTTTAGAGTGCAGCGAGCACTCGTTTATTTTAACTAACTATTTGAGGTGATGATTATGGCTACTGGTGTAGTTTCAATCGGTTCGGACCTAAAACGTAAGAGTTGGATGCGTGAAGGTTTAATTCAAGCTTCTTCTGAGTCCTTCTGGACGCCAATAACTGGCAATACCAAAGATGCAGTCGTGTATCAAGAAAACAACGAGAACTCAAGTGCTGGGCATACTGTTGTTTTTGATTACGATGGTAATCTTTCTGGAAAAGGTGTTAAAGGTAAGGACACGGCGTTTGGTAAAGGCGAGCAGAAGAAAAAATTCTCTGACAAAATCACTGTTGAGCGTTATCGCTTAGTAGTAGATAATGGAGACAAATTCGACGGTGTAGACATCGGCGACTTAAGCATTAACGAGCATTCTGATTCTCGTGCTAAACTTGGTGACTTGTTTACACGATTTAAAGACCAAGCTCTTTTTGATGCAGCTCAAGGTAACTTGTTAACTAACGATGATGGTATTCAAGCACCTTCACACGTTATTGACTTGGGTACTACCTTCAACTTTAACACTCTTGTTGATATCGAGAAAATCTTAAGAACTTCTCAAGGTTTTAGTACTGGCGGAATGAGACGTCCTTTGGACCCTTACAAAGCCTCTCGTGGTCAAAATGGTATTCATGGTAATTTACCAGTGTGGATTTTCTTAATTGATTCTGCAATGGCTGGTTTGTTACGTAAAGATGTTGCAGGCTATCAAACCATCATGAAAGATGCTGACGTACGTGGTCAGAACAATCGTAATATCCAAGGTATCTTTGGTAACATCGGTCGTTTGATGATTGTTGAAGCAGGTCACTTCTTTGGAGAGACTGAAGGAACAACATCTGGGTGGGAGCTTAGTGCTTCTGAAATTGAAATTTGTGGTTTACGACAGTACTCTGGTGCTGACCCTACTACTGCTTTGTGGACTGGTCAAGAAGGTTTTGACGA